AAAGGCACACTAGATTGGAATAAAAATAAAACAAATGTAATATTTAGACCTGATCTACAAAATAAATTAAAGCCTATACTGAGTAATAATTTAGATCAATATAAAGGTAATTTAAAAGGAGCATTAGTATGTTATGAAGCACCAGAAGATGAAACCCCTAATCCTACTAGAAATAGATCTTTAAACAAGATTGTATATGATCCATATAGAGATGATGGAGCAGGTAGTTCACTAGCGTCTATAATTGTTTATAAAGGTATATCTGAAGACAATTGGGCTGTAGGACTACAAGATGATATTGTAGCAGAATATTTAGGTAGAATGGATTTAGTAGAAGATGTACATGAATTGTGTGTAAAAATGGCTCTTTATTATAATGCTAAAGTAATGGTAGAAACAAACATACCAGATTTTGTTAGATATTGTAAGAGAGAAGGTTGGTACAATTTACTACAAGCTAAGCCATATGATGCTATATCTAAGTCTGTAAAGAACCCAGGAAAGAAATATGATGTTGGTATAGATATGACATCACCAGAGCTACATGAGCAAGCAGAGCAGCTAATTAGACAATGGTTGCTAACAGATTGGAAAATAGATGATGATGGTAACATGCTAAAGAATTTAAATAAACTAAAATCCCCAGCAATACTAATACAACTATTACAATATGAGAGAAAGAAAAACTTTGATCATGTGTCTGCATTAAAATTACTAATGCTATGGAAATCACAAGAAAAGATGATACCTATTAAAAAAGCATCAGATATAGCTAGAGAAACAATAGATGATTTCTACAAGCAAACTAATTATAAAAACAAAACAAGTTACATAAACCAAAATTATCACAATTATTAACATGGCTATAGAAAATTACTTAGGTGTACCAATACATAGTTTTACAGATTTAAAGCATAGATTATCTTATAGAGATAAAAAAGCTAACAATTGGAAGTGGGTAGAAGACTGGATAGACTACTATGACAACAGTTATAGTATAATGGATGACCCTGAAGAGTATGATAAAATACTACTCAATTATAGATTATATAATGGTAGAGGGGTTTATATAACTCAACCACAAGGAGCTATTAATTCTAAGCAATTAGAAGATGAAGGTTATTATTTTTCTGAAGAAGATATTCCTCACTATGATATAATCACCCCTATTGCTAAATCTCTACATGGTCAGCAGCAGCTAATGGCTTTTAAACCTATTGTTACTGATTCATCCATGACTAATATTAATTCTAGAAAGAAGAAGAAGATATCATTGATGCAAGATTGGATTAGTGAGACAATAATTAACCCTGCTAAAGAACAAGCATTTAGAGAGTGGAGTATGGAAAATGGGGTAGAAGATCCTAGTAGCTTATCCCCAGAACAACAACAAGAAGCACAACAACAAATATCTGAGAGAGAGAAAGCTCTCACCCCCAAAGATATAGAGCGTCACATGGCTAGTGAATATAAGTCTATATCTGAAACCCAACTTCAGCAAATAACAGAGTTTGTTATTAAAAGAGATAAGCTAAAGTTCTGGACAGATGAGAATTTTAAGCATATGCTTATAGCAGGTAAGCAAATATATGATACAGGAATACTACATAATAAAGCATACACCAGAATATTAAATCCTCTAGGTTTTACTTGTGGTGGACCAGCTGATGCACACTTTGTAGAAGACATGGACTGGGCTAAATATGAAGAGCATATAACTATACCACAACTATTTAATGAATATGGTCATGTAATAACTTCCAAAGATATAAAAAGATTAAATGCATTAGAGTTTCCTAGAAGTGGTAGTAGAACCAGAGGTGAGTTTCCAGAACCAATGAATACAAAGATTGCAGAGTTTGATGCACAAACAGGATTCTTTGACTATGCTCCTAAAATTAATACTAGGGAAGGACAAGACTTTGTAGCTGCATTACATGCTAAATTTGGTAATAATAGCTATTCAGAAACAGAAGGTATTAAAAGAGTAAAAGTAGCTTATAAATCTCTTAGAAAATTAAAGCTTGTAGATAGATATGACAAAGACAATGATAAGTATACACAATTTTGGGTAGATGATTCATATGAGAGAAACCCTAAGAAAGATATAAAAGTAAGAGAAGTGTATCTACCTCATGTATATACAGGAGATAAGGTAGGCTATGGCTCAGGAGATAGTTGTTTATACTTTAATAAAGGTCCATTAGCACACCAGTATAGTTCTATGAACAGTCCCTGGAATGTTAAAATACCTTTCATGGGGGTAGAATATTCTAAGTTGTTTGGTAATACTCCAAATGTAGCACCATTAGATTTAGCTAAACCTTGGCAAGATAAATTTAATATTAAACTTGCAAGAATAAATGAAATTGAAGCTACAGATGTAGGTAAAATATTTGCAGTAGCTACATCACTTAAACCCAAGGATTGGTCCTTTGGTAAGTGGATGATGATGGCTAAGTATGGTAAAGTATTACCACTAGATTCATCTAATGAGGATGTCTTGGGAATGGATTCACAAATGTTTAAACAATTTGATCTATCTCAGATGATGGATATTGCAGGACATTTGCAGCATTTAGATTGGATTAGAAACCAAGCAGCATTAGCTATGAGTTATAACCCTGCAAGACTAGGACAAATAGTACCACAAGCAGCTGTTAGAAACACAGAGCAGAACATAACTCAATCTACATATCAAACCCAAGATTTATTTACTCTCCACAATGAAATGGTTGAGAAAGTATTAAATAGACACATACTAAATGAAAGAGCAGCATTAAAAGATAATGATTTTATAGCTAGTTATGTGCTAGATGATTTATCTAGAGCAGATTTAAATGTAGACAAAGAATTATTTGATTTAGCAGAAATAGGTATATCTCTTAGAAATTCATCTGAAGATTTTAATACCCTCAATAGTATTAAACAACTAGGACAAGCTATGATACAAAATCAAATGATTACTTTCCCAGAACTAATTAGATTACAATTATCTAATAATATGGCTGATGCACTAAACATAGCAGAGAGAGCAGAAGAGAAAATGCTGAAAAGACAAGATGAAGCTATGCAACAACAACAGCAACAACAACAACAAATGGAGCAAATGCAGAAAGAAATGATGCAGATACAAGCTCAAATGGCTGCTGAACAGAAACAACTAGATAGAGATGCTAAAATACAAGTAGCTACAATTGGTGCTATGGTAAATGCTAATCAAATGGATATAGATCAGAATTCAGAAGCAGATACAATACAAAGAGAAGTATTTGTACAAGAACAAGAAGCTATACAAAAAGATAAAGACAGGGAGCATCAATCTAAGCTCAAAGACAAGGAGTTAGCTAATGCTATAGAAATAGAAAAAATAAGACAAAAAAGTAGAGCAGCAGCTAAGAAATAAATAAAATTAATTAATTAACAGCATGATTATAATTATTAAAAATATATATTAATAACAAAGTTACATAGCTTGAGCAAAATAGTTTCCTCAATGCTATCTAATTCACATATTTATATTTGTAATGGTTATAATTTTGCGCCAGTAAAAAGTAAGTAATAATGAGTAAAAAAGTAGCAGAGTTTGATTTAAACACAGGTGCAGTATTTGTAAATAATTCTATAGAGGATTTTTTTACAGCAGAAGTTCCTGATGAAGATACATTAGATAATGATGTAGAAGATGATGTAGATGACCCAGATACAGAAGATGTAGATGATACAACTGATGCAGATGGTGAAGATGATGATTCTACAGATGATGATGAACCTAAACCAAGTGCTAGAAATACTAGAAAATCTAAGGAAGATGATGATGATGATGAATACTCTGATTACAGTGAAGCAGCATTATTTGCATTAGCTTTAAAACAAGAAGATAGTTCTATTATTCCTATAGATGATATAAATAAGAATTTAACTCCCAAAGAGTTTATATCTATTGTAAAAGAATCTGTAGACAAAGCTAGAGAAGAGCAGAGAGAGCAACTAACAGAAAGATATGATGAAGCTGCTAAATATATTGAATATTTAATCAGCGGTGGTAATCCTGAAGTAGTTAGGCAGACTATGTCTCTAAAAGCTGTAGGTGATATAGAATTAACAGGGGATGAAGATGAAAAAGACTTAGAAAACATTGTTAGACAAGGTTTGCTAATTAAAAGAATCCCTGCTAAGGATATTGATGATATACTAGAAACTTATAAAGATAAGGGTGTGTTGCAGGAGAAAGCTCAGGATTCTATAGATCATCACAAAGAGCTAGATACAGAGCTACTAGATAAAGCTATCAAGCAGAAGCAAGCAGATGATGCTCAGAAAATTAAAGACAATGATGAATATAGAAAAAAAGTAGAAGCTGTAATTAGTAAGGGGATTGTTAAAGGGTTGCCTATTAAAGACAAGAAAAAGCTTAGTGATTCTATATTTAAACTTACAGAGAGTATACCAAGTGTAGATGCTAATGGTAAGAAAGTAGTTTATAAGGACACATTATATAATGCAAAATATAGAGAATTTAATCAAGACATAGAACAACAACTAGCATTTGTGCAATTGTTGCTAGATGATTTTGATTTTACTAAATTAATAGATGTTGCTAAAACAAAGGTAAATGAAGATTTACTAGATGTATTAAACAACAGAACAAATAAAAAGACAACTAGGGGTAATAGCTCGTGGTTTACTGATTAATAACAATAATAATATTAAAAATTACAAAAGAAAATGGCAAGATTAGAACCTACTAAATGGCAGATACATGAAGATGCTACTAAAGAATTAAAGTGGGGTAACTACATAAGTGAAAACGTATTGTTGGTTAACCATCCAAATTCTAAGAAAGCTGCTGTACTTACAGACAAAATCATGGAATATGCTGCAACAGCTAGACCAGCACTTAGTGGAAAAAAAGCTACCTTATGGGATTCACTCATAGGACAAGGTAGGGAAAGAATGGTAGATGCTGATGAAGTGGAATGGAGTTTGAAAGGCTCTGGTAAAGTAGAAACTTTAGCAAAGGAAAATTTAATGCCTGGTGTTTTATATCCTGGACATGATTTTCAAGAATTCCAAATTAAATTAGACAATGAAACATTTGTACCAGGTGATATATTAGCACCAGAGATTGCAATGGATCAACAGTTTATAGTACAATACCTACCTGTAAAGGATGGCTTTGATTTTATATACTCTGGACAAGTTGTCACAGATAACCCTAGAGCATACTTTGACCCAGAGCTTTTACAAGAAGGCTTAAAGTGGATTAAAGTGGGTGCAGCGTATGGTGAAGCTTCTTCTCAGTATGGTTCATTTGCATATGAAGGTAATACTTCTCATATTAGATTTAAAACACATCTTAGTGATTGGGGTAAATCTGTAGAAGTTACTAACAAAGCACATGATCTAAATCTTAGAATGGTTCCATGCAATGACAAGGGACAAGAAATTAAGCAAATACCATCTCAGATTATATCTTGGATAGAAGCAGAATTTTTAGTACAATCTAAGTGGGAAAAAGAATTGATGTGTTGGTATGGTAGATCTGCTGGTAAAAGTATCATAGATACATCTACAGGCTATCACAGAAGAATAGGACCTGGAGTAATGGAGTTCATGGAAGATGCTAACATCATCACATATCCACTAGGTAACTTTAGTATAGATGCTCTTAGAGACTTCTTACAAGAAGTTGGTTGGGATACTATTTCTCCTGCAAATTCTAACATTGTTGTTAAAACAGGTAGAATGGGTATGATGCAAGCACATGATTCTATTAGAGAATTGTATACAATGCTTAATGTACAAGTACCATTTGATAAGTTTGTAAAAACAGGTTCTTCTTATCCTGGATCTAATAGTCCTGGTTATAAAGTACTTACCCCTTCTTTCTTAGAAGTAGATTTACATCCATATGGTTCACTTAAATTTGAGCATTTACCACTCTTAGATAATAGAGAGTTGAATGGTGGAATTGTTCACCCAGATACTAAGTTGCCTATTACATCATACTACTATTTTATAATGGATTATGGTTTGGGTTCACATGGTAATGTAGAATTACTTAGAAAAACAGACTCAGAAGTATTTACATATTTGTGTGGTACTTGGTCTCCTGCTGGTCCAATCAATGGTAAAACAGGTAGAAGTGGCTTTACAGCTTCACATGAGAGACGTTCTTATCAGCTATTTGCAGCAGACACATTTGGTGTAAGAATCAAAGATGTTAACTTGTGTGCAATGATGCTACCATCTGTAACCTATTAATAGTAATAATATGAAGAAGAAGCAAAAAAAAGTAGTTAAACCTACAACCATGAAAAATGGTGGCAAGGTTAAAAAGTACTAATAGAAAACATTAAATTATTCGGTATAACAATTTTACTGGGCTTAAAACACCATTGTGCAAACGTTATAGTTATCTTAGGACATATGAGTGTGTGATACCGAGCACTTTTTTTTAAACATATAATAAAAGTAAGTAAGTAATGGCATTAATAACAATACAACCAAGTCCCCTATCTAAAAAATTTACAAATATTGCTGAAGGTGGTATGCAAAAATACACAGAAATAGATGTTAATGGTAGAAAAGAATATAGAAGTCTAGGAGAATTTAAACAAGAGAGATTACCAGGTTCATCACAAAGAGAAATGCCTATTTCATTTTCTAATAGTAAAAGAAGGTTTTTAATCAAAGATCATGATAATAACTCTGATGAGTTAAATGCTTTGGTAAAAAATTGTAATTTTATTAATGATATGTCTAAGCATCCTGAGTTTGGTAGAATAATAATATCTTGTGATATATTTAATCAAATGGATCCCTTCTTTAATAATAGAAAATTGCATTTACTATTATCTGAAGGTGCAGGTGTTTTAAACACAGATATCCCTGTAGATCTTATACTATATAAAGGAATTCTAATCAATCCTAAGTTTCAAGTAGGTGGAGATAAAGTTAATCCAGCATTGTCAGGTAGAGCTAAATACATTATTGTTGATAAATCTATAGATGTTACTGCTAAGAGAAAAGCAAGAGCTTTAAAAGATGAAGCTGCAGAATTAGTAAAGAGCATGTCTGATGAGAAAAAATTAACTGTTGGTTTAGCTATGGGATTAATTAAATCAGAAGATACAGATATAGACACTGTTACTGATATTCTATATGAAGCTGCAGAAGATACTAAACCATATTCAGAAACAGGTTTAACTAAACAACAATATTTAATTAAAATTGCTAAATCTGATGCAGATGATCTTGGTACAAGAAAAATAATCAATGTTGCATTTTCTAAGGGCTTTGTAAAAAGAGATAAAGAAACAACTAACTATGTTTTATTTGGTAATCAAATAGGAAAAGATAAGCAAGCAGCAACTAACTATTTATTGAATCCAATTAATAATGAGATTTTATTTAAATTAAAACAAGCAATAGATTTAAGTAAAGGACCACAATAATAATAAATTTAAAATTAATGATAAAGGTTCAGAAGTTACATGCAGAAATTAATAGAAAATTAAATAGAGTTAATGGTGATTTTAAAAGTCATGTAACTGTAATTGATATTGATGCATATTTAAATGAAGCTAAGGAAGTAATTTTAGAGAATTATGATAAGATAGTAGAAAAAAATAAAAATCTTAGTGATAGATTAAAGTCTCTAGAAATAAAGAATAAAAAATTAGAGCTAATATCCACAGATAATAAGACTACAACATTTAAACTCCCTGCAAACCACTACTCTACATTAAATATGTATTCTAGAGGAGCTTCAAAGGGGTGTACAACTGTAGATGATATATTTGTAAACATGATACAATCTCACAAAGTAGAAGAATCACTAAGGGATATAAATACTCAACCTAACTATAATTGGAGAGAGACATTTGCAAATGTAGATAGTAGAGGTATAAGTGTGTATCACAATAATGTTTTAGAAATTAAAGAATTATATATAGATTATATAAGATGGATTCCAGATGTAGCTTATGCTACAGGTACTCCAGGAGAACTATATGTAAATGCAGATGGAGAAACAATTACTGAAAATAAACACCTACTAATAGATGATCCTATCATGTGGAGAAAAATAGTAACTGTTGCAGAATATTTAATTAAAAAAGATTTTGATGATAATTACAAAGCAACATTAGAAAGTATTCTGTTTAATCAAACAGTATATATAAACTAAAGAATTAAATAACCAAATAAGTAAATAAGTAAACAAATAAATTAATATATAATGAGAAAAGTTTTAGATAGGTATATAGTGGCTGATAAGAGCCTTAGTGTGTATCCTGCAAACAGAGCAATCTTTGTGCAAACCGCTACAGGCTATGGTCTAAATGGTATCTTAGATAACCAACTAGTTCTTTATAATGGAGATACAGGAGTTTCTGTAGGACCTGGTATTACAGTAGCAACTGTGCCTAATCTTGTCATAGCACAAGGTATAGATACAAATGGTGATGGGGTAGCAGATGTACTTAGAAAACCTGCATTTAACTTCATTTCTGGACAGCAATTGAATGCAGTTACAGCAGAACCACCTTCATGTGGTCAGTTGAAAATAGTAGATATAGGTATTGGTTGTGTGACCAATGGTAACTCCTATAGTCTTACTATAGAGCAGAGAACAGATCACACAGAGAGATTCTATAATTATAGAGACTATGAAAGATTTACAGAGACTGTAGAATTTGGATATGACAAATGTGATGGTTGTGATGAAACATTAGAATGCAAACAAGTAGCATGTGCTCTTGCAAACAAGTTTAATGGTACAGACAGAAAACAATCTATTGTTAAAAATGGTTCACTACTTAGACGTGTTAGAGAGCATCAAGACAAAGATAGAGATTTTAATACTTATGTTCTACATGCAAATGACTATGAGTTTTGCTTTGCTACAGCAGATGCAGCTTGTGTAGGTTGTAATAGAATTGATGCTATTGGTGGGGTAACCATTGATGGGGTAACAACTACCTTTCAATTGACTACAGATCCAGCAGATGTAACTAAGACTAGAGTAGGACAAGTTCCTAGAGTTCTTGAACAAATAAATAGATTACTTGGTGATAAAGGTATAGCTATAAATGGTGAAACTTTTACAGGAGCTGGAAAGCCTTGCTGTGATGGTATTAAAATACTAGTTAATGCTTGTGTACCTTTTGTCCTGAGAAATCAAGCAGGGGTAGCTATTACACCGTGTGCAACAGGTCTTCCTACATACACAGTAAATACTCAAGGACATTGTGGAGGTTGTGATGTAGTTACTACAGTTACTCCTTGTGCATACCTTAGAGTTGTAGCTAAAGCAATAGAAATACCTAAGTTTTGTGATAGACCAGATAGTTTCCTAAAAACACTTTACACAGACATTAGAGTAAGCACTTCTTATAATCACAATAACTTTGGACTCTTTAGAGAGTTTGTTAAGCAAGATTATAAAATGCCTAAGAATCTTGTGTATGAAGCAATACATAAAGTATCTAGACAAGACACTTCAGCTAATGAACCATTCTCCTATGGATACAATGAGTTTGTAGGTGATAATTTTAACATCTTGAAAGGATCTAGAATATCATCTATGCTTCATGGACTATTTAGTGGATGTAGCAGCTTTGATACTCTTTGTGTCTATAACTTTGAGCATGATATGACTAGTAGAGGAGCATCAGCACATGGACCACTAGAAGCACCTAAAGCAAGAACTACAATACTAATTCCTACTGCTAACACTAGTGCTAGAACAGAATTTGAAGCTATAGTTAATCCTTGGATTGTTTCTGTTCCATATAAGTTGCTAAAAACTGTAACTTGTTCAGCAGATCAAGATCAAATAGAGAGAGTACTTAATCCAGATACAACAGTATTAACTGCTGAGTACCCTAACGCAAATGGTAAAATTATAGGTAACTAATAATAAGCAACTATAAGGGGGAGAGTTATTAAATTCTCCCCTACCTTTAATAATTAAAAATAAGTAAATAATGAAGTGTTCTTGTATAGCAAATGATAATTTTAATTTTATTATAGAATATAAAAAGGATTACTTATTATTTATAGACAAATCTAATTGGGAAACTTCATCCTATAATACCCCACTTACAGAATTTCCATTACAAATAATTAATGGTGATAAAATCAAAACTATACAAGCTAAAGTTCAAGGATCTACAATTATAAATTATTGTGACCTACCTTCTGATAATGGCTGTGGTAATGATGGGGTATATCAATTCAAAACAGAAACTTGTGGACAAGTATTTACTAAGTGCGAAGTAATACTAATTAATATAATGTGTTCTTACACTAAGTTACTTGTAACTACTGACTTAAATGACTATGAAAAAGTTATATGGTCTATATATAGAGAAATAGAATTTATTAAAGCAAATGCTAGAATATGTAATATTACTAATGCTATAGAACATTATAACATTGTTAAAAAAATGATTGAACATTTAAATTGCAAGTGTTAATAAAAATAAATAAAATAAAATGAGATTTAAATCAACAGATAATAAATTACACTTTACAGCAGGAACAGCTTCTACAATAAAAAAAGGAGTAAAAGTTCCAGTAGAGTATATACATTATAATGATCCTCTTTGTGGCTCTTTCATAGATCCAAGGGGATTTTTAGTATTACCTAACTTCAATAGTTTGTCAGGAGATAGTACTCGCAGACATGCTTTGTATATTGTAAATGGTGCTATTGTTCTAGGTACAGAAGCAGCTGCAATTACAGCTATTAATGCTTTCTGCAATAATATAGCAATTTCAGCTATAGGAGTTTCTATAACAGGATGTTTAGTTGGAACATTAGCTAATCTAGCTACAAGACAGCTTACAGCTATTGTAGCACCTACAGGAGCAATACAAACAGGTATATGGACTTCATCCGCACCTGCTATTGCTACAGTATCAGCTGGAGGTCTTGTAACTGCTACAGCAACAGATGGGGTAACAACAATTACATTTACATCAACAGATGGTGCATTCACAGCAACTTGTGTAGTTACAGTAGCCTAATAATTAATAAAAATTAAACATAATGCCAAATCCAATATGTTCATGTTTAGTTACTTCACCTCCTCCAAGTACCCCTTGTGACAGTAATTGCATTTATGCTCCTAATCTATTAGTAGCTGATCAAGTAACTGCATGTGTTGCTATTGCTACAGATATTAATATATCTCCAGTAACAGCTATATGTAGTACCCCAGCTACTTATTCAATTATATCATCTAAGAATGTAACAGGAACCCCTACAATTACATCTACTAAAATAACTTTTATACCAGCTAATAATAATTATGCTTCAGGAGAAATAACTTATAAAGTATCTTGTGGAATATTATCAGCAATAGGTAAAGTTATAATTGTATATAAAAATAATTGTGTAGGGATATCATGTCCTACTAATCAGGTGTGTAATAAATGTACAGGAGCTTGTCAAAATCTATCAATAGATTTAAGTGGTCAAGTAGCAGCAGTTATACCACCAGTCAATACAAGTGGTTTTGTAATATAAAAAAAAATAATAAATAATGAGTTATACATCACCATCTCCAGCTAATATAGCTTTTAATGGCAATATTACTACATGGTGGATACCAGCTACTAATCTAAGTGCTGTATCTGCTACAAATGTCATAGTTAACGTATCTATTAGTCCTATTAGTGGATTACAGTTAGAAACTTGGACAGCAGATGTAGGAAGTTTTAATGCTGTTAGTGGCATATGGACAGTAGGCACTTTAGCTGCTGGTCAAACTAAATGGTTAAAAATAGTAACAAAGGTATTAAATGTTGGTTTAGCACCATTTTTTCTTACTTCTGCTATATCAGGCAGTGGTATAGATCCTAACAATACTAATAATACTTTAGTACAATCTTTAACTTCTGTAGTTACTACAGTTGTAGCAGGAGCAGTAGATGATCCTAGTTCATGTGCTTGTGGTAATGTATCTCTAAATGATAGCCCTTGCAACTTTGGGTTAACAGAATATAGATTAAATGCATTATCTATCACTAATAGTACAAGCTATTCATGGAATGTGCAAACAGGAGCATATAGATTCCAATACTTAAATCCTACATTAGCTGTAACAGCTACCTATGATATTTGGTGTAATCCAGGTACAGGCTTTGTACAAGTATCTGGTCCTGCAACAGTAACTATTCCACCATTGTTTACAACAATTAGTTCATGGGATCATGACATAGACAGTGTACCTTATGCAGCACTTAGTTTAGCAGATATTACTACCCTAACAGCACAATTCCCAGCAGTAACCCTAGCAAATTTTTGTTGGATAACTTTGAGAAATGCAAATGGGGTATTAACAAGTGGTGTCCAAGTACAATGTAATGAAGCAGTAAATACAAGAACTTTCTTCTATTGTGCAACAGAACCATGTGTAGCAAATCTAGGAGCATGTAGTTGTGCAGCAGTGTTGCCAACATCAGTAAATTCACAATTACCTGTAGGTTATGCACCTCAAGAAGGAGATGCTGTATTTATACAACATCCTGAGAGTTATGCTACATGGATATATAATGGTTCACAATGGATAAGAACCAGCTGTGGATGTGTTTATAAAATTAGTCAAAATGCAGGTAACTTACTTAGACTAGGTACAGACAATGCACCTTTAATAACTACCAGTGATTTACCTCCAGGCGGAGGTGGAGGTGCAGGAATACAAGGACCTCCAGGACCACAAGGTAATACTGGTCTAACAGGATCACAAGGTACTGTTGGACCACAAGGAGCAGCAGGTGCTGCAGGTTCTGGTGTGACAATTATAGGTACAGTAGCAAATGCTGCTGCTCTTAACCCTGCTTATGGTGGTAGTGTAGGAAACATGTTTATTACCAACAATGATGGTAATGGTCATGTATGGTCTGGAGCAGTCTGGACTAATGTAGGACCTATTAGAGGACCTATAGGTTT